CTCGTTCCAAGCCTTGAATATGAAGATGAAAGCTCGTTTATTTTTGCAATTGGTTCAAGTGCTATTTCTGCTACACTATTTGTAAATTTTTCCTGTTCCTCTCTTGCTTCTTTTTGTTTTTTGTTTAGTAATGTAAAAGCTGCCACCACAGCCGTTATCCCTGCAACTAACCACCCTATTCCGGGTATTGATTTAATAGCTAATCCAACGGCTTTAAACCCTCCGGCAAGTCCTTTTGTAGCTACAGTTCCGGCTGTCGTCGCTGCTGTATTTCCGGCTGTTGCTGCTGTTCCTTTTACTATTTCGCCTGTCTGTCCTTTTTTCGCTGCTGTAGCTGCTTTTGTTGCAACGGCTTCCGCTGTCTGAACTACTACAGATTTACCTGTTATCTCGTTCCACCATTTTTTAAGTCCGTTGACAGTAACGAGCATAAAGGCACTATTTTTATTGAGCGTTTGGGATATTTGTTGTAATCCGATAGTGATAGCCATTAAAGATTGTACTTTTGTCATTATCTTTTGCAGGTTTTCATTTTCTCCTGCAAACAATCCATAAGCCCCAGACGCTGCCGACATTGCACTAGAAATACCTCCTAAACCTTGAATGATACCTTGAAAACCACTTTGGCTATCTGCTAATACAGACGCCTGAGCCTCTACACTTCTCATTTGTTTTGTTAGCATACCTGTTTTTTCTTGTAATTCTTGATATGCCACGCTTCCACGCTGTCCAGCTGCTTCCATCTTAGCAAGCTCTTCACGTGCAAGCATCAATTGTGTTCTCAACTGTTTTTGAGCACCGGCATTGACTTTTACCTTTGCAGCGACTTTTTCCTCCAATGAAGCTAATTCTGTATTTGATTTTGAAGCTTCGGAAACAAGTTGTTTTCTTGTTGCAATTTCGCTTTTTAACACATCCTGACGTGCTTTAATACGTCTATAATCATCATCCCTTCCGGATTGGAATGCTTTTCCTGATTCGCTGCTTAATTTAGCGTATTCCGCTTCTAATTTCTTTATTTCAGCTAAATTAGTTTCAATAACGATATCAATCTTCCCAAACGCTTTTTCAAATTCTCTACTTATTTTATTAAATGATTCACCCATGGAAGTTCCACCTTTTACAGTAGAATCAACCAATCCTTGTATTCTCGCCTTAGAAGCATCGACAATCGCCGATAGGTTGTCAACTCCGATTATATCAAACTCTAAACTTCCGATTTTCTCAGCCATTATCTTATGTTGTTAAGCATTTTCATTATTTGTTCCTCGTTTTCTTCCGTTACCTCAAATGTGTGTTCCTTTTTTTCAGCCTCGTATTTTGGTGCATCTATAAGCATCCGTTGAACCGTAGCCCAAGAAATACCATGATGTAAATAATCCCATGTCCAGTGCAGGTGGGAGCATATTGACCCGCGCCGTCCAAATGGCGATTTTAATCCTGTCCATCTATGTCGATCTTCTTTGTCGTTCTCGCTCCGCTCGTCAATCGCATAGAGTTCAAAAAATCCCCTATATTCCCTACCGATAAAATTACATTGCAAAGCCTGAATAAATCGCTCGGTTTGATTGTATGATAGAATAAGTATTGAAGTTTATTAATGCTTTTGTTATCTATATCAAACTTCCTATTTTTCATCACAAAACAATCCTCTCCAATAACCGATATAGCGACTATACGAGACATATCTTTAGCATATTTTTTCACATGCCTTTTGCCTTCTTGTATAGTATTTTCTTTTAGATTTTCTTCGTTAATATCAAACTTGATGCTTTCAGAAGAAATTAGGTCTAACACCGCCAAAGTAGGTTCCTTTATGGTAAAATTTTTATTGACTGTTTCAACGGTAGATTTAAAGAATTTTTTCTTCGATACTTTATACGTTATCGAAAATTCAACACCTTTATCTATCAACACATTTAGCTCATTGACTTCTCTTTTATCCATATATTTTTTTTTTAAAAAGAGGCTGCCGATTAAAACAGCCTCTAATAAATAAATAAAAAATTAATTATATGAAAAGCCGTTTTATGCAGTTACACGCGTTGTCTTGAAAGGCGGCTCGTTATCTTTTTTGGGCATCAATATTGTTGCAGTGATTTCAAGTTTCAATTTATCGCTCTTTGCATACTTGCCGGTGAGTTTTGCGACAAATTTACATCTCGGCGCACTTAATATTAATCCTTTTGCAGGAGTTATTTTGAGGCTCTTTTCAACAACCGTGAAGCTCAGAGGAGCCGAATAGGTTTCTGATCCAGTGGTTGATACCGCCGTTCCGCCCATAAACAAAGCAATTGCCTCTTCGTCGGGGTCTGCAATATTGAATTTCACTTGTTTCTTCCCGCCTTTATAGATTATTTCGATAGGGTCGTCGACTTCTTCTGCTTCAAAAGTCGTCTCTGTAGGGTCGTCCATTATCAGCTCGCATGAATCCTTATCGGTATATCCATACTGAGTTAAGGTCGTTCCCATTGAGCCATCAGGCAAGGGGTCGCCAACTTCAATTTTGGCAAGTCCTGTTGTTATAAGTTTTACTGTCATTTTTCTTAGTTTTTAGTAGTTTTTTTAAATTTCTTTTTCGTAATAAAAATATTTTATCCGTAAATTAACAAAATGCTGTTTAATGTCTTTGTCTTGAATTATGTTTTCGCTTTCAATTTGTATCATAACATGTTTTGCCTTAGTGTTAGATAATAACGATTTTACCTTTTCAAGTATCAGTTTAAGTCTTGTTTTGTTGGCTTTCTGTTGTTGTTCGCCGTCAAGATTTACAACTATATCAGGTACATAGATATTGATATTTGCCACTCCTTCTTGTGGATACGGTTCTTGTGTTAATATGATAGTGTTTATTTCAACATCCTCTTTATCTGAGTTCATGGGGCGGTCTCCGGATGTGTAAATATCTCCGGAAATCAATCCAGTCAGAGACGGAACATTCAAGATGTCATAAATAATACTTTCTATGTCAATAACACTTATCATATCCACAAACGATTATGTAATTGTCCTTTATCAAATTTTAATACCTTGCCTTTAATTCTTAAAATCGGAATATCATCATTCACGTCATAAATCTTTACAACACTACCTTCTTTTATAGTCTCGCTATTTAAAGGAAGTTGGATAAGAGAAGAATATACGATAAACTCTCCCCCACGTTCTATCTGACGTCCTTTGCCGTTCGTTTCCTCCCGACAATTAGAAACAAACCTTTCCGTCTCGGTCGAAGGGATATAATTCCCTTTTGCATTCCGTTCCGTTGCGGTGGTCTCGACAACATATAGACAATGTGGATATTGTTTTACCATATATTCGTTTTATTTCTTATTTCTTGTTGTAATACGTTCGATTCTCCCAACTCCTTGCAAAGTTGATTATAATACAATTTAACAGCTTCCATGTTCCAACTAACCGAATAACCGCCCTCCGATACGTTCGCTAACGGCAGCATTATGGTAAACCCTTTATAAATAGCGTTTTTGCATGCCGTTACATCTACCGAAGCAGAACCCGTAAGCCCCGCTTCAAGTAGCATAACGTCGATGTCAGTTTGCGTCACGTTGAATCGTGAGAGAACAGCTAAAAAGTATTCGTTGTTGGTAGTAATAGCCATTTCTTCAATAGTTTTCAGAGGTTAATATTGCCAAGTAGTATGTGTAGTATCCATTAGAATTACCCTTTGCGAGTTGCTCCATGCAGGAAATGCGTTAGCAATACCTTGTGTAACTTCCTTTAAAGGATTTTCTTCGGAATACTTTTTGATTAAAGTATGACCGTTCATGACCTTCATTGCAGCACTGCCTTGTAAACGTAAATCTACAGGCTCTACGTAGTAAGTTTGCCCAAGCTTCCCTTCTTCGGTTAAAAGAATAACATTGTCGACGAATGGATTTGCTGTCGTGCGGATTCCTGACTTGTCTTCAATAGTAATACTTTGGTCAATAACCACAATTTGAATGCCGTACATGTACGGTATTCTTAAAAGTGTTGCGTTGATAGTTGCCAAATCGGGAGTTTGAGCGATGCTTAAAGCGTTTTGAGCATATCCGGCACACAATTTTATAACTTCTTCGGTTTGTGCGAAGTTGGCAAAAGTGGTCATGTTCATGTATAGTTTTTTCGGAGCGAATCCCAAAGCTCGAGCGGTTGCAACTATATATTTCAAGTCAATAGTGATAGGTTTTGCGCTTGCTGCAATAGCCCAACTTGCTGAACCGGTTTGATAGCCCACCTTTTGAGTTGTCGGGATTTCATAATCGGCGTCAAATTCAGAGAGTACTCTCATGTTATCGGCGGCGGTTATGGTCAGCTTCCCTTTTGAGATTTGGCTCAATGCCATCCATTCTAATTTTGCTGCGACCCCGTCCCAACAGAATTTCATATCGTCAGCCCACAATTTAACAAGACTTTGAAGGTCTGCGCTTCCTTGTGCCAATGCTAATTTTATGTAGTATTCGTTTAATTCGTCTTCTTCCATTGTACGACTGATGGCTATCTTGGGGATATCTCCTTCGATACGTGTAATAGCCTCACGTGTCTTTCTATCTATCGAGGAGCCACGTGCTACAATGTCTGCTGCAATTTTTAATCCTGTCTGTGCCGATAGTGTTTTCCATGTGAAAGTAAGATTTTTTTCGATAGGAAATAACGTCGGGTAGTAGTAGTCTTTAAGTGTGTATGTGTTGATGACCGCCTTCATATCTCGTTCGGTCAATCCTTCCATTAATGATTTTTGCATAGTTTTCTTCTCCTATTTTTAAATGTAGTGAATAGTTTTAAGTGCTTTCTTATGTGCTGTGGTAACAGGCGGACACATGTCCTCTTTTGCTACTGCCATAAGCCATGCCGATGCGGCAAGATTAGTCGTTGTTTCGACATCTTGATTTTCGCCCGTAAGCGCAATTGGTGCTTCCTGTGCGGCTTCGATAGTAGTTTCGGTGTAGGTTTTCTTTGTAGTCCCGCCTGCTGCGGTGGCAGCGTAAACATCGGTATAAGCTGAGATTGCACCACCTAGTGTCGTTCCGACTGTCAGCGTGTCGCCGTTAAGTCCTTCCGTAATTTCGGTGATGGTTTGGGCGTTGTTGATTCCATCAGTTAAATGGTCGCCAACAATGAAATTATGCCCTTTGGCTACGATGTAATCGGTATCGGAATTTGTGGCTGCTACAATGATAGTTCCCTTGTGTTCGACTGTTTTATCAGCAGTTGCGGTTACTTTGATAAGTATAGCGTTTTTGGCTATGTCGGTACTGAATCCTGTCGTGAAAGTAATAGTGTCGTAGGCAGTACTGGACGTTGTATCAATAGCCGTTATGGTAGCGTATACGGTCAAAGCTTCGTCGCCGATTACATCGCCGACTTTAAAATGCTGTCCTTTGAGCACTTTGATTGTCTTTGCAGCGGCAGTGTATTTGGTATGTACCTTTGCGGTCTTAACAACCTCGTAAAGCCCGTCATAAACCCCGTTTGTCTTGCTTTTTGTTATCGGAGTGCCTTCGTACAAGGCAGCGCCTCCGAGTAATGATGTTTTTATCGCTATGCCATTAGGAATATCGGCAATCTTGCCGATTAACCCCCTTACATAGATTTTATCAGATTGACGTTTAATTTTTAACATTTCTTTTTGATTTTAAATTTCTTTTTGATTTTAAATTTCTTTTCCTTTTAATTTATCCGCCTCCGTAGTTTGAGAATTTATAAAGGCTTGCGTTGCTTCGCTCACGCCTTCCTTGTTCGATTTCCCAAAACTAACAATCGGGCGATTGCTACTAAGTCCTTTGTCTATCAAAGATTGGTTTAATTTTGCTACATCTGTTTTGACGGTCTCAAGGTGAGAATTAAAATCCTCTTCATCCTTAAATGTCATGCGGTCAAACGCTGTTAAATAAGGCGTTCTGAATTCTTCTTCCAAACCTTCTAATTCCTTTGCAAGTAATTGCTTTCTTGTCTCAATCACTTTAGTAGTTTTAATTGAATTTAATTCCGATGCAAACGGTTCTATTGCTTTCTGAACAATAGCAGCAATTGCATCAGCATTTAATTCTGTGGGAGGTGTTGGAGGATTAGCAGGTGTTGGACTTCCTTTTTCTACAAAGTTGAATTTTTTCTTTAGGTTTTCCTCGTATGTTTTATTCGCCTTTGAGATTTCGGCATCGGTTTCTTTTCTCCAATCTGTAACAAACTGCCCGACTGTTTCGTCGGTAAGTTTTTCGACTGTCTGTGTAGCTTCTTCTTCGGTCGTTACAGTCAACGCCATAACTGTAGCCAACTGATTTAGCCCGTCTTTACGCACGCCTGCAAATTTTGATTGCAGTAATGCAAGAATTTTTTCTTTCATAGCTTTTTCTTTCATAGCTTTCTTTTTTAGTAGTTTTTATTTTTCAAATGCAAAGATAATACTTTTTTGTATATAATTTTACTTTTTATGTAAATATTTTAAAATATTTTTTAGCTGCCTGTTCATCTATCTGTTTAGCAATATTATACAATTCTATTTTTTGTTGTCTAAACTCAATATTATTGTCAAATTTATCATGACACTGCCTACATAGTATTATCAAGTTTCTTTTTTCTGTGTAATATTCGGGATAAAGTGATTTTGGTAGTATGTGTGCTAAGTCGTTTGCAGGGGCATTACAGATGAAACATTCCTTTTTAAGTCCTTGTTTTATCTTTGCAAGGATATTATTTCGCTGCTGCTGTTTAGCGGATATTTGTTTCATAGCCAATTTGGTTTAATTTTTAATCTACTTAACCTCTCTCTATTGTCATTTACATATTTTTTGTAATTATCAGGCATATTCTTGATTTCATCTACTTTCCATTCATTTAGCTTCCCTTCCTTTCGTGCTTTTACTCTTGATGCAAATTCTTCATCTGTGAGTAGGATAGGAATCATACGGCAACGACAATGGGGGTGCCAGCCAGTCCACTTAAACATTTTTGGATAAACGCCTTGCAATTCGTCGCAAATGTCATAAAACGGCACTCTTTTGCCGTTCCTTAATATTGTATGATTATTTGAAAGCCTTATTTCATATCCTTTGATAAGTGGGTTGTTTTGGTAACTTGCCCATTCTGCTTCCCGATATGCAGCATTTACTTCCGTTGTGATTAGTCGCATAGCATTCTTAT